ATTGCTTTGACTGCTCCTATATCATGGTATGGTACTTGGAGGTCAGAAATACAGACTATGGTTTTCATTTCTTTTTGGCTCGTCTCTTATTCTCTAAGCCTACATTTTTCTTTTTAGATAGAACTCGTAAGTTTTTTATACCGTCTCTACCTTCACGACCACCATCATCTTTGTGGTCTACTTCTTGATTACGTTTTAACTTTTTACCAGTAGCCTTCTTGTAATCAAGGCGTGCTTTATTGGTAGATGTAGTTGTAGTTGTGCCATCTTTTTTCTTACGCTTGATGACATAGATGGGACGACCACCATTTTGTTTACTTCCTTTGTATGGTCCAAATATTTTCATTTAGTACCAACCCTTCTCTAAGTGATGCTTGTATGCTTCAACGGGAGTTCCGTATCGTTTTGTAATATAACCAATTCCTTTTTCAACTTGTTTTTCTATCGAAGTACCAGGAGGCATGTTAAGTATTTGAAACAATCCATATGCTGATGACTTAGGATTTTGTGCTTCATAATTCCATTGAGATTCTTTAATTATAAGAGAGTTTAGGGCTTTCCAATCTTCAAGACCAAAACCCGCTTCTTTTAATTTTTGCCGAGTATATCTTTTGGCAAATAATCTATTTTGATTAGTATTTAATCGTCTTCCTTCAACCATCCCATTGTCCTCTCATTATTAGCAATCCTATGATTGCATAGTTAGCCATATCTTTAAATGAATCTTCAATAGACTCGTGTTGTGGTTGAAACCCATTGGTATCTTCCATATATTCATATAAGTTATTTATCCGTGCCAACTTGTCGTGCATACGAACCCTTAATCCATTGATAGCACCACCTGGTGCATCTGATATATTCTTTGGTCCGTAATCTTTATGTTTGGATATAAGTAAGTCTAAAAGTTCTTGGAATGTTTTTCCAACATTGTGCTCAAACGATTTATTCTCTTTCATTTTCTCCCCTTTTTTCGTCGTTTTCGCTTAGAAAATCGCTGATTTCATGCTCAAGAACGCCCATTTCGGTGGTGATAATCAAATCCTCTATAAATTTTTTCATCTTTCTTGGATTGTTTTCGGCAGCATAAAGAGTAGCGTAAGTATGCTCTACTATATCTTTAACTTGTTTATTATTGCGAGCATGTTGATATATATTTCTTAGTAAAGAACCAATCATTAATTGGTATCCACCAGGAAGAATAAGTTTAGGGTCAAACTCTGGTTGATTCTCATCATCTATTAAATGGTCAACCGCTTCAAATATATTATCAAAATGTTGACCACATATTTTACATGGCGGTATATCTTTACCTATCATCTAGTCCTGCTCTTTCTCGAATATACTGGGAGCCGTACTTGACATAGGCTGAGTTGACATCTTCACCGTCTGGCAGTTGCACGATTGTGACTGGCAACTCACGGGATAGACTAGCAGCAAATTCTTTTCCTGGTTGGTCTCCATCTGCAAATACAAATACTCTTTCAAAGTCTGCAAGTAATCTTGTGTAATGTTTCTTCCAAGAGTTTGCACCAGGAACACCAACGCAAGGAATCCCAACACAAACAGAAAGAGTAACAGTATCGAGTTCACCTTCACATACTCCAATCCAGTCGCCTGCTCTATCTATATCTAAGACATTGTACATTTTAGTTTCAACACCTGTCATGCCCATGTACTTAGGCTCAACAGCAGGATTAAGAGAACGAAAACGCAAATCGACAACACCAGTCTTGGTAATATACGGTATCGATAATCTTCCTTGGAATGCTTCGTGTCCAATCTCAGGCTCCTCTACTACGCCGAATCGAGCCATTCGTGCTGCTTCCCTTGTTATTCCCCTGCTGGCTAGGTAATCTTCTGCCTGATAAATGTTTGCTGCGTACTTGGCTGCCGCCCTGCCCAGTAATTCCTTCTGCGAAAGACTTTGCTTCACGTATGTCCACCCTTTCCTGCTTTGCTATAATTTGTAAACTATTACCATTCATTCCACAAGCGAAACAATTAAATATATTTTCTCTTGTATTAAAACTTGCCGAACTATGAGTGTCATCATGGAACGGACACTTAAGATTAACCTGTCCACTAGTCCTTGGTGGGTTGGCACCGTAGTGCTTTAATACCAAGACTATATCTGGTAAATCATCCGTCAAATACATCGCCCAACCTTAATACTAAATAAGAATCTGCTATTGATTTCCCTCGTGCTTTGATAACAACCGCAGATAAGACGGATGTCCTTTTAATGCCTCTTGCTTCCGAATAATGTGTTGCTTCAACTTGAGCCTCCTTGGTCCAACCAGAAAGGTCAATGCGACCTGATTGACCTGGGGCTTTGGCTTCGATGATGCCGATGTGTCCAAGGAAGTTTTCGCGGACCACAACATCTCCCTCATCTTTAGAACCTCTTCTTGCAAGTCTCTCACTATCAAGTCCAATTCGTCTAAAATAATCTCGTAAGTCGGTTTCAAATGTTGCTCCTCTGGCTTTGTGTGATTTTCTAGTTGTCACTTACACTCCGTACAATAATTTAATGCACGAATACTTGGTATATACATTGTGAATTTTTTACCACAATGATAACAATTAATAGATGTCCAATTATTTTTAGTTTCAACAAAATAAAATGGATTACGAATTCTTAGTTTCATGTATTCTCCTTCTCATCATCCATAGCACCGCAAATTATGCAAGTAACCTGTCCGTCCTTATCTAATTCAAAAGCACATTGATGAGTCATTAACTGTTTTCTGGTATGTCTTCTACGTACATGTATTCGGGATTAAATGCTAACCAAGTCATAAGCGTCCCTCCCGCATCTGCTCTTCCGTAGCGATTCTTGACTGAAGCAACGCCAAGCGACGTGCCAACAGTGCCAAGCGTACATATGAGGGCAGGTAACTGAGAAACCTTCCCTTGTATCGCGCTTCTTGGCTGACAAGGATTTCCAGGAACTGCTTCCGAAGTATGGTGTAATACGACAATCGCTGCATTAGTGGCTCTAGCAAGATACTTCAACTCCTTCATGATTGCCCTCATAGAGGCAAACTCTTCACCACCATCGGTGGCTACATCCATTAAATTATCTACTACGATAAGGGTTGGAGCACATCCCCAAAGTTCTTCAAAGGCTTGTACTTCTTCATCAATATCTTGTAGGGTTGGTGATGATTCAAATGACCAAACTATATGGCTACCTTTTTGTAGGATTGCTTTAGTCCATCCAATATCAGTATTAAGTTTCTCTTCAACATCTGTTTGATTCTTTCCTGATATCATTGATGCTAAACGCATAGCCATAGTATGAGCATTGGTGTCAGCAGATATGTAAAGAGTTGGAACATTAGTTTTTAATGCTAGTGCTAGAGCAAGTGTTGATTTACCTACCCCGGGAGCACCAGCAAACATAGAAACTTCTGAACGTCTCATAACAATTTTAGACGACTCAAATGATTTAAAGCAACTAGGTAGAGGTTCCCCTCCAATAGAAGCACGTCCAACAGACCTAACTAATGTACGCATCTATCAGCCCCTACCTATTCGCTAGAACGGAAATTCTTCGTCGACTAATTTACTGGCTTGCATTGGTCCGCGCCCTGAGGCATCGGACAGACCCACATTGCGTAAGGTTGACCCGTCTTGCTGGATATTCCCGACTTGTACTTGCGGTCTCCGTGTTGACATACTGGACCCGAGCCACCTGATGCTGGCGCTGCCAGGGGTGGTATCGAGGAGCGTGGAGGCACGGTGCTTGGAGTGGAACTTGGAGTTGATAAAGGGGCGGTAACACCTGCTCCCACCACCAACTGTCGAACTGCTGATATCTGAGTAGCAAAGTCACCAATGCCCTCTAGTAATACACTTAATTCATCTGCTGTGTTGGCTCTAATATTTATTAGGTCACCAAAACTAGTCTTGTATGATACTTGTAACTTCCAGTCTTCTGCCATTTATTCTTCCTTTTTCATAGAGAATTGACAATGAGCGGTTAATCCGCACATGTATTGACAAGCGTTTGTGTTGGGCAGGAATACGCCTGCTTTGCGGGCTTTGTCAAACCCTTTTACCAAGAATTCCATTTTTTCATATGTGTATCTTGATAAATCTACCATCTCTACAGTATTGCTACCGCGAGACATGTAATAATTTCCCCAGTTAATTTCGCCACCTAAAGCATCAGTACCAAAGGTAACCTCTAAACCAAGTTTGTAAAAACCTAGTTGTAAAGTACTAGTTGGAGTATTCTTTGAAGTCTTAAGGTCAACTATTACTAATTGTCCATCAACTTCAAAGATTCGGTCTATAACCATCTTGACTGGAACATCAGCCACTACTGGTATCAGTTCCAATTCTATTGCTGGTCTACCATCTGGAGTAGTCCAAATCT